ATGGACATAGAACTTACAGAATTACAATGGAGATTTTATAATGCTAAAGAAGATGAAGTACTGTTTGGTGGAGCAGCAGGAGGAGGAAAAACACATGGGCAAATATTAGATGCTTTTTTATATGCTTGTGATTATCCAGGGATTAAGCAACTAGTACTAAGAAGAACGTTTGGCGAATTAGAAAAGTCGTTTATAAGAGGTACATTAGCAACATATCCTAAAGAAGTAGCTAAGTATAATGACAGTAAAAAGAAATGGACTTTTAAAAACGGAAGCATTGTAGAGTTTGGATATTGCGACAATGAAAAAGATGTATACAAGTATCAATCAGCAGAATATGACATTATAAGATTTGACGAAGCTACACACTTTACAGAGTTTATGTACATATATTTAAAAAGTAGAAACAGAGGGGTAAATAACTTCCCAAAACAAATTAAAAGCACTACAAACCCTGGAGGAGTAGGCCACACATTTTTTAAAGAAAGATTTATAGATAATGGAACAAAAGAATATCAAGATGAAGAAGGAACTAGATTATTTATACCAGCAAAGCTAAAAGATAATAAATTCTTAATGGAATCAGACCCTAACTATAGAAAAAGATTACTTTCACTTCCAGAAAAAGAAAGACAAGCATTGTTGGATGGAGATTGGGACATTTATGACGGAATGTTCTTTAGAGAATTTAAACGTGATATTCATGTTATAGAAGAACCTTTTGAAATACCAAACAATTGGAATATATATGTATCTTTGGATTACGGATTAGATATGTTTGCACCATTATTTATAGCAATAGATCCACAATATAATGCGTATGCAATAGACGAAATACATGAAAGCAATTTATTGATAAGTGAAGCTGCAAAGAAATTAAGACATCATGAATTATTTAAAAGAGCTAAAAGAATATTTGCACCACCTGATTTATGGAATAGACACAGGTAAAAGTGCATACGATATCTTTGCAGAAAATGGAGTAAGATTGACAAAATGTAGTTCTGATAGAGTAAATGGCTGGCTAGCAGTAAAAGAATGGATTAAGCCAATAGAAATAAAAGATGAACAAACAGGAGAAACAATAAAGACAGCAAAATTAAGAATATTTAGCAAGTGTAAGAATCTTATAAGATGTTTACCACAGCTACAACATGATGATAAGAATCCAAACGACGTTGCAACAGAGCCACACGAATTAACACATATAACAGATGCACTGAGGTACTTCTGCGTATCGAAGACATTACCAGGACAAAAGGAACAAAGTAAACAAATAAGACGATATGACAAATCAAGAGATTTTGGAGAAACAATAAAACCAATATAGGAGAGAAATATGAAAGTAAGTGAAATAGTATTAATTATCTTAGGCATTCAAGTGTCTAATTTTTTTATGTTTTTGTTTGGATTATTATTAACAAACACAAGAAGAATAAAATTAAACCCCGTAGAAGCATATAAAGAAAATAAAAAAAGAAAAGAACATAGTAAAGATGAAGAATTAAGAACTCTACAAGCAAAAGAGTCGTTTTCAAACTTAGATAGATATGACGGAACACCAAATGGACAAAAGAAGATTACAAAATATTTATAGGAGGAAAGCATGGATAGAGAAGAATTGCAACAAACTGATATATGGACACTGTTTCAGCAAGGACAAGATTATGCAAGAATGATAGACATATTCAATAAAACAGATTTAAATTTTAGAATGTTTAATGGTGATCAAAACGAAGGATTAATAGTAGAAGGAATAGAGAAACTAGAATTAAACTATATAAAACCAATTGTACGTTATAAAGTAGGTGTAGTTATATCAAATAATTGGGCTATAAACTATTCTAGTGAAAACTTTGAAAATAATGAATTTAAAGCAACTTCTGAGAATGTTTGTAAATTATTAAACAAGAAAGCAGCAAAAATATGGGAAAGAGAAAACATAGATAAAAGAATACAAAAGATATGTAAAAATGCTGCAATTAATGGTGAATGTGTAGTATATGTTGAATATGATAAGAAAAAAGCTACTCCTAGACTAAAAATACTATCAAAAGTAGATGTATATTATGGCAATGAAAACAATGATGAAATAGAAGAACAACCATATATATTAATAAAACAAAGAGTATCAGTAATAGAAGCAAGAGATATAGCAAAGGAATATGGAGTAAGTGAAGACAAGATTCAATGCATAATGGGAGATAATCAGAATCAAGAAGAAAGTGGAGAAGAAGCTAAGCTTGAAAAAGATGAAATGGTTACAATAGTAACAAAATTATATAAAAAAGATGGAAAAGTACACTTTGCAAAAGCAACAAGATATTGTGATATTAAAAAAGATACAGATACTGGTTTGACATATTACCCAGTAATACATTTGATTTGGGAAGAAAAAGAAGGAAGTGCAAGAGGACAAGGGGAAGTAGAGCCATTAATTGCTAATCAACTAGAAGTAAATAAAACTCTAATGAGAAGAGCTTTAGTAACAAAACTAACCGCGTATGCTACAAAAGTTGTAAATGTAGATCAAATAGAAAATCCAGAAGAAGTAAATACTGTTGGAGCTGTAATACGAGTAAATGGAGACAGCAACGTTCAAGATGTAAACAAGGTATTTACTAATATAACTCCAGCACAAATGAGCCCAGATGTAAAACTATTAATGAACGATTTAATAAATGTTTCAAGAGAATTAGCAAATGCTTCTGATGTTGCAAGTGGAAGTTTAACAAATAGCACATTACAAAATGCGAGTGGACGAGCAATATTAGCAGTACAGCAAGCAGCACAGCAACCTTTAAAAGAACAAGTAGAATCCGTAAAATATTTTATAGAATGCTTTGCAAGAATATTATTAGACCACATAAAAACATATAACAGTGATGGCTTATTAATGGAGGAAGAAGTAGTAGGACAAAATGGAGAGACAGAAACTCAATTAATACCAGTACAAGGAAGTATATTAGAAAAGCTACAAGCCGATGTTAAAGTAGATGTAACGCCAAAGGGAAGCTTTGATAAATTTGCACAAGAACAAAGTTTAGAAAACCTGCTAAAAGCAGGTTATTTTAGTGTTCAAAGATTACCAGAATTAAAAATGTATTTAGAAACATTAGATGATGATAGTGTAATGCCAAAACAAAGAATATTAAAAGTAATTAAGAAGATGGAAGAAGAACAACAAAAGATAGCACAAATAAATGCAGAAGCAGAATTAATGAAACAAAGAGCAATGCAATTTATAAACAATGATCCAGATGCACAAGCACAACAATTAAGTGAAGCAAGCATGCAACAAAGTGTGTAGGAGGTGAGGACAATGAATGATAGAGCAAAATTTGTAGAAGTAAGCAAAGAACAGCAAGACAGAATAGACTTAATTAGAAGTTCATTTTCTAATATGTATGATGTAATAGACCATAATTGCAAACCTAGTAGAGAAACATCACTTGTACTAACAAAATTAGAAGAAGCTCAATTCTGGGCTATAAAAGGAATAACAAGGGAGGAGTTATAAATGAAAATAATGATTAGTCAACCTATGAAAGGTAAAACAAATGAGCAAATTAGAACTGAAAGAGCAGAATTAGTAAAGGAATTAACAGAACAAGGACACGAAGTAATAGATACAGTTTTTGACGATTTTCCAAACGGACAAGCAACACCACTACATTATCTAGCAAAATCAATAGAATTTTTGGCAAATGTAGATGGAGTAGTATTTATGAAAGGTTGGCAAAACGCAAGAGGTTGCAGAATAGAAGAAATATGTGCAAGAGAATATGGCAAATTTATAATGTATTTATAGTTTTCAACAGCTACTAACTATTCTTATAGTTAAAGGGTTGTGAAATAAATGTGTAGCAGTTAAGTGAAAAGCTTAACTGCTATTTTATATAGTCCAAGCATTTAAGACTTAAAACTGCATGGGTAAGTGAAGTCAAACACTTGCAGAAAAAATAGGAGGAAAGAAATATGGAAAACGAAGAAATGATGAACGATGAAGACCTAGTAGTTGAAGAAACTACTGAAAACGTGGGAGAACAAGCCACAGAAGAAGTTGTTGAAGGAGAAGAACAAGCCACTGAATCTAACAATGAAGAAGAAAACGTTGTAGAGGAAGAAAAGAAGTATACAGAAGAAGAATTAAATGCAAGAGTAAATGAATTGCTAAAGAAAAAACTACACAGACAAGAAACAAAAGTCAGAAAAGAATACGAGAAAAAGTATTCACAGCTTGAAAATGTAATTAGTGCTGGATTGAACACTAACGATATGAATGAAGCTGCTAAACAATTAGAAGATTTTTATGAAGATCAAGGAGTAAAAATCCCTAAATATAACAGAAATCTATCAGATAGAGAAGAAGAAATATTAGCAAAAGCAGAAGCTGACGAAATTATAGCTGCTGGATATGAAGATATAGTTGAAGAAGTGGACAGGCTAGCTGATATAGGAATCAACAATATGTCTAGTAGAGAAAAGTTTATCTTTAGAAATCTTGCAGAGAAAAGAAAAGAACTTGAAAGTGAAAAAGAACTTTTAAGCATTGGAGCAGATAAAAACATTTTAAAAGATGAAAAATATAAAACTTTCATTACTGAAAATGGACTTGAAAACGTTCCAGCAAAAAAAGCTTATGAATTATACAGAAAGCTACAACCTAAGCCACAGGTTGAACAAGTCGGAGACTTGACTAATAAAAATCCAAAGACAGATAAGGAGTTTATTTCAGAAGCTGAATTTGACAATATGTCTCCTGAACAAATAGAGAAAAATCTTGGGCTGATTAGAAAGTCAATGACAAAGTGGTAATAACTAAGAAAGGAAGATAAAATATGGGAGCAAATTTTAAACCTATGTTTTGGTCAAAATATTGCCAAACAGAATTAAAGAAAGATTTATTACTAGCAAATTGGTGTGACTACAAATATGATAAAGAAGTTAAGAAAGGAGCAAGGCTAAAAATAATTGGTGTTGTAAGACCTAAAATCCAAACTTACATACCA